TCTTCCATGACATCGTCTGCGAATTTCTGCTCCGGACACCATATCATACCAGATTCAAACAAAGGTGCAACAGAATTAACACGAGCATGCTTGTCGTTTCCTTTTGATGGTGTGAAGTTTATAACAGGTATATCCATGTTCCGTAGTTCGTATGTCAGTGGCAGACCACTTGCTTTTGCCTCAATAATGACAGACTCAGGTTGCCAATATTTATATTGCTCTAGTGCAAGTCTACGTAGTTCTGGAAACTCGTAACGTCCTTTGACTGCATCAAGCAACATTAAATTAGCAGGTTCGTCCTCTGATGGATAGAATACTCCCCAGGTAGTGATAGCTGAATAGTCTGCTGTTTCTTTTTTTAAAAAAGCTGTATCGTAAGATTGTATTACATGTTGTAGATCTGGTATCCAATCGTTTGGCCATATCCTCCACCACTCACGTTTTAATATTGCACCTTCTTCTGCCGTTGGATT